TGGGAAAAAATCTTAGAACGGGGCACCGATACCCCCTACATTGGAGAAAAAATGATTTACGGAATTGGTTATTTAAGGGACAAGCTCGGGACGAAGCAGAACCGCATCAGAACGAGATACAACTATTACGAGATGAAGCATCTCGCACAGGATTTCCGCATCAGCACACCTCCACAGTTAATGAACTGGATGAATTGTCTCGGGTGGTGCTCAAAGGCTGTTGACTCGATGGCGGACAGGCTCGTTTTCAGGGAGTTCTCGGACGACAACTTCAACCTGAACGAGATCTATCAGATGAACAACCCGGACATCCTGTTTCCAAGTGCGATACAGGGTGCGCTGATCAGCTCGTGCGACTTCATCTACATCAGCCCTGACGAGGATGGCTATCCGAGAATGAGAGTGCTGTCCGGCGCTAATGCGACAGGAACGATGGACCCGATCACAGGAATGCTCGAGGAAGGGTATGCCGTACTGGACAGGGACAAAGATGGCGCTCCTCTGCTTGAAGCATATTTCCTTCCGGGCAAGACCATCTATTACAACAAGAACACAAGAGGCGTGACCCCGTTTGAGTATAACGTGCCTTATCCGCTTCTCGTACCTATCGTGAACAGACCTGATGCGGTCAGACCGTTCGGTCATTCGCAGATCAGCAGGGCCTGTATGAGCATAGTGGACAGCGCGATGCGTACCGTGAAGCGTTCGGAGATCTCCGCAGAGTTTTACAGCATCCCGCAGAAGTACGTGCTCGGCACAGATCCGGATGCTGAACCTATAGACAAGTGGACTGCTGCAATGAGCACCATTCTCGAGATAACCAAAGACGAGGATGGAGACAGACCGATGATAGGCCAGTTCCAGCAGCAGAGTGTGACTCCGCACCTTGAACAGCTTCGGATGTTTGCGTCACTCTTCGCAGGTGAGACCGGGCTGACCGTTGAGGATCTCGGTTTTGCATCGGGTAACCCTGCAAGCTCTGACGCTATCAAGGCATCACATGAGAACCTGAGGCTCAAAGCAAGGGCGGCACAGAGGTCCTTCGGCAGCGGTTTCCTCAATGCGGGATACCTTGCTGCTTGTCTGAGAGACAACAGAGAATATAAGCGCAACCAGTTCTACCTGACCAAGCCTAAATGGGAGCCGGTATTTGAGCCGGATTCAACGGCTATGTCGGGCATCGGTGATGCGGCTATCAAGCTCCAGCAGTCATTCCCGGATTACTTCACAGAAGAGAAGCTGAAGGATCTGTTAGGAATATAGATAACACTGTTACGGTACTGCTCCGGTTAAAGCAGGGAGGTGTTTATGGATGAAGAAAAACTGCGTCAGCAGCTTGCCGAAGCAATTGAGGCTAACCCTCAAATGTGGGAGCGGGTGCTGAAGCTCGACTCAGGTGCTGGCACTTATGCGGAGGTAAATGACATCGCGGCCTTCTTGGGTGACACGATAGCGGATGAGCTGATAAAGACATACAGTCCCGAGCTCCTTGAAAGCTACCTTGTTGCAGGGCATGACCTTGTGTCATTGCTTTCGGAAACGGCACAAAGGAACCTTAACGATGCGGCTGGCATCGGTGTGAACCCGATGAAGACCAAGCCGCCGAGAGCAAGGATAAGCAACCTTGCCGAAGAGTTAAGCACGGTCGATCCTGAGATGCTGCCGGACGAGATAGCAAACGCGATCCCACCGGAAGTGCTTGCAATGGTTGATGCGATAGTCAAATATAACGCGGACTTCCAGGCAAAGGCAGGACTCAAGCCGATAATAAAGCGCACATGGTCGGGCAGTTATCCAAGCCACGACACGAAGCATACAGACTGGTGCCACGACTTGGCAGGTGAGTATGCTTACGGCACCGAGCCTAACAACGTGTACGCACGTCATAAAGGCTGCCGGTGCAAGGTCGAATACTTCCCTGACAGAAACGCGCAGGGACGTATCACGGCACTTGCTAAAGGCGAGGTCGATGTGAGCGGCGTACTGTGGAACACAAGACCGGAGACGCTTGAGAAGAGATTAAGAAAAGCAAGACAAAATTAACAATGGAGGTAAGGGATGGACGTCAGATACGGACGCCAAGATCCCACGACTTCCGTTGTACTTCCTTACACCGAGACGCTCGGGACAAGGGCAATAAACCTATACAAGGACACAGGACGCACGCCACAGCCCTGGCAGGAAGCGCTTGTGTATGACATAAGAGCGGTCAATGAAGAGGGGCTGTTCGCTCATTCAAAGTTTGGTTATGAAGTACCAAGACGAAACGGCAAGGGCGAGATCCTGACTATCATCGAATTGGATGACCTCTTTGCCGGACGCAAAGTGCTGCATACGGCTCATCGAGTGACAACATCATCCTCTGCATCGGCAAGGCTTGCGAAACTGCTCAACGCTATGGGCTATAAAGAGGAGCAGAGAATCAAGCCCGGCGAAACTTATGACAAGGCATACACCTATCTGAAGACTATCGGTCTTGAGAAGATACGGCTCCTTGATACTGATGGTTCGGTGGACTTCCGGACGAGAACGGCAAAGGGCGGTATTGGTGAAGGCTTCGACACTCTCGTTATTGACGAGGCACAGGAGTACACCGATGACCAGCAGAGCGCACTGCAGTACGTTGTGTCTGACAGCGCCAACCCTCAGATAATTCTCTGTGGTACTCCGCCAACAATGGTCTCATCGGGTACGATATTCCCGAAGCTGAGAGCCGGCTGCATCGCAGGCAAGACTGAAGACACCGGCTGGGCCGAATGGTCGACAGAGCATATGGCAGATGCCAATGATGTTGACCTGTGGTACGAATGCAACCCTGCTATGGGGTATCAGCTGTCAGAGCGCAAGATAAAGGCCGAAGACAAGAGCGATGAACTCGACTTCAACATTCAGCGACTTGGCTATTGGTCAAAGAGCAACCTCAAGTCGGAGATCTCGCTGACAGAGTGGGAAGGTCTCAAGTGTGAGAAGGTCCCGAAGATCTCCAAGCGCCTGTATGTCGGCATCAAGTTCAGCAAGACATCCGCATCGGTGGCGGTCGCATCCAAGACCGATGATGACCGGATATTCTTTGAGGCTATTGACTGTCAGTCATTGCGGACGGGCAATGCCTGGATAGTCAGATTGATGAGTGCTATGAAGCCTGAAGCCATCGTCATTGATGGCTCGGGTGCTCAGAACGTCCTCAAGGCTGACCTTGAAGCTGAACACATCAAAGGCATTATCCTGCCGACCGTCAAGGAAATAATTGTGGCTAATGCGAAGTTTGAGCAGCTTATGTACGCTCAGGAGATATGCCACATGGATCAGCCATCGCTGAAGCAGGTCGCAACCAACTGCGAGAAGCGTGCGATAGGCGCTAACGGTGGCTTCGGCTACAAAGCGCAATTCGACCAGATGGAGATAGGTCTTCTGGACGCTTGCATCCTTGCGGTATGGCAATGCTCGGAAGGTAAGGAAAAACGAAAACAAAGAATAAGTTATTAAGGCGGGCAATACGGTCCGCTTTTTTAATAAACCAATTTACGTGACTACAACGGTTAAGAGTGGGAGGAACAACATGGCAGAAGACAGAACATTTACTCAGGAGGAAGTCAACAAACTTGTCGGGCAGGCAAGACTTGAAGGCAAGGACGCAGGGCGTAAGGAGTTTGACGGTTGGATCTCGCCGGACGAACTGGCAAAGCAGACCGCAGGGCTCAACGAACAACTGGCAGGCCTTAATGACCAGTTAAAGACTCTTTCTGATGAAAAAGCAAATCTGCAGACACAGCTGACAGAAAAGGACGGACAGATCGCGAAATACGAGATCGACTCGGTAAAAACGAGAATTGCGAGAGAGTGCGGACTTTCCTACGATGCTATCGGCTTCCTGCAGGGCGAGGATGAAGAGGCGATCCGTAAGAGCGCCGAGTCATTAAGGAGCCTTGTCGGAGCAAAGACAGCGCCGCCTCTGGGCAACCCGGAGACGCCTCCTGAAGAGGATGGTGTGACAGCGGCATTTAGAAAACTCAATCCTAATTTAAAAATCTAATGGAGGAATAACATGGCACAGGATACCAACAAAATGGAGACTTACTCCAAGATCGTGGACGCAAAGCTCAGAGCTAACTCTGTATTTGCTGCACTTTTCAATCAGAGACATGATGGTGCTGGCGCAGCTGGCGCTGTAAAGATTCCGGTAAGAACTGAAGCTACTGCTGGTGCTTATGTAACAGCAACAGGTCTTGCTATCAGCAACCCTGCAACAACTTATCAGACACTCGTTCTTGACAACGACTATGCTGTCAACGAGCTCATCGATGGCTTCATGGCTGCAGCAGTTCCAGATGGAATGGTAGCTGAAAGACTCGACTCGGCAGGATATGCACTGGCTAACGTTGTTGACGCAGCACTCGCTGCTGACCTCATCGCTCACGGCACTGCTTCGAGCGACACAACAGCACTCACAAAGAGCAACGTATATGAGAAAATCGTTACTGACGTTGCAACAGTAAAGAAGGCAAAAGTAGACCCATCAAAGCTGTGGATCGCTGTTACTTCTGACACATATGCAAAACTGATCCAGAGCCCTGAGTTCGTAGCTGCTACTGCTAACGTAGGAGAACTCGGCGCAGGCTACATGGGCAGACTTGCAGGCATCCCTGTATTTGAAGCAATCAACCTTAATGGACTGACAACAGGTTCCGGTTCCTCACAGAAATCCGTTGACTACGTTGTAGGAAACAGCGACTTCTGCCACTTCGTAGACGCATGGAACGTTCCAGTAGGCGTTTATGACCTCGCTGACGGTGCACACATCGGATGTTCCGCAGTACAGGGCAGAAAGGCCTTCGGATATAAAATCACTCAGGCTACCTCAGTCATTTACCACAACGCTTAATTAGCAAGCGAGGTGGTAACATGGCGGACTATGCAACGGTGGCAGACCTTGCTACGCTGTGGCGTCCGCTAACCCAAGACGAGGCAAGCAGAGCCGAAGCGCTGATACCGTTGGTGTGCGATTCGCTCAGAATGGAAGCGAAGATGCGAGGCAAAGACCTGGATGATATGATCGAGGCCGAACCGGTGCTCGCTTCTGTTGCAAAATCTGTCACTGTTGATGTAGTAGCAAGAACGCTAATGACATCCACCGATTCCGAGCCCGCAACACAGTTTTCAGAGGCTGCATTAGGTTACTCCGTATCCGGTACATACCTTGTACCGGGCGGAGGCCTTTTTATAAAGAAGTCAGAACTGTCGAGGCTTGGACTCAGAAGACAGAAACGCGGGGTGATTGATTTATGGCCAGAATCAGAGGAATAACAATTACCCTTTACGACTTGACTCAAACGGGTACGGACCCACTGAACAAGCCGATATACGCAGAAACGCCCGTACAGATAGGCAACGTGCTTGTTGCTCCGGTCGAATCGACTGAGCAGCTTGAAACGTTCTCGCTGACGGGACGCAGAGCGATATATCAGCTTGGAATACCAAAAGGTGATACACACGATTGGACAGCTGGCAAAAGGGTCAGCTTTTTTGGTGCTGATTGGCGGATCATAGGCATCCCGACCGAAGGCATCGAGAGCATGATCCCGCTTGACTGGAACAAGAAGGTACAGGTCGAAAGATATGAGCAAGGTTGATTTCAAGTTAAACAGCGCGGGAGTGAGGCAGCTGCTTCGCTCGCCTGAGGCGTTGAACGTGGTCAAGGACTACGCATACTCCATCAAGAACAGAGCGGGCGAAGGATACGAAGTTACATGGATGGCAGGAAAGACGAGAGTCAACGCTTCCGTTGCCGCAATGACAGCTGAAGCCCGCAGAGATAACTATGAACACAACACACTGCTCAAGGCCAGAGGAGGTGGCAAATGATAGAAACACTCATACTTGACTACCTCAGCGAACACCTTGAGGTATTTGTCGGAATGGAAGCACCGGAACAGGTCACAAACTACGTGATCCTGGACAAGACCGGAAGCAGCCGAAGCAACCACATCATAACAACGTCTATTGCGCTTCAGTCCTATGGCGCTTCGTTGTACGAGGCTATGGAGCTGAACGCAGAAGTCGAAGAAGTGATGGAAGGCTTGCTGGAGCTTAACCAGATCGCAAGGGTCGAGCTTGAAACAGATTACAACTTTACAAACACAGCCACAAAGCAGTATCGCTGGCAGGCTGTGTATCAGATTACTCACTATTAGGAGGCAATAAATGGCAAATACAGCAGGAAATGTCAGCGCAGGAAAGCCGGCGCTTAACGGTGCTGTGTACAGAGCTGCTGCCGGGACAACACTGCCGACCGATGCTACAACAGCACTTGCGGCAGACTTCAAGTGTCTCGGATACTGCAGCGAAGATGGTCTCACTAACTCCAACTCCCCATCCTCGACAAACATCAAGGCTTGGGGCGGTGACACAGTGCTGACCATTCAGGAAGAGAAGGAAGACACATTCCAGTGCACACTGATCGAGGTCCTCAATGTTGAGGTTCTCAAGGCTGTGTACGGAAGTGCGAATGTCTCCGGAACTCTTACTGGCACGAATGGTATCGCTATCACGGCTAACTCCAAAGAGCCGGAAGCGGGCGTATGGGCAGTCGACATGGTCATGAACAGCAACACGGTCAAGAGAGTCGTTATCCCTAACGGCAAGATCAGCGAGCTTGGTGACATCAGCTACACCGACTCGGATGCTGTCGGCTATCAGGTCACCATCACAGCACTTCCGGATGCAAGTGGCAATACTCACTACGAGTATATTAAGCAGTCCGCATAACGCGGCATGGGAGGAGGTGAACCCATGAAGGCAAAATTAAGTGACGGTTTTGAGGTGGACATCCTCGATGAAGTGATCGATGATTGGGAGTTTCTCGAGGTGCTAACTGGCATTGACGAAGGCGAGAC